AAAATCAAAAAGAGAAGCATTAGAAAGTTCTGATTGGTGGAAAGAGTGTTTTAAAGAAATAGAACAAATATTAAAAACATTAGATTTATATTCTGCTTTTCATATAGTTGAAGAAGCATATACAGAAGCAGATGATATTATAAGTGTAGCTGTAAGATATTTCCAAAATAAAGAATGCATAGTAGTTTCTTCTGACAGTGATTTAGAACAATTAGCAGTTTATCCTAATGTAAAGATATTTTCAATAATTAGCAAGAAGTTCAAGAATATAAAAAATCCTTTAAAAGTTTTAGAAGAAAAAATAGTCAAAGGTGATGTTGCTGATAACATAACTAATCCAGAAAATATTGATATAGAGTTAAGAAGAAAAATATTTTCTTTATTATCTTTGCCATTAGAAATTGAAACAAGAATAAGAAGTAAATTAGTTAGTGTATTAGAAAATAAAAAACAGTTCGATTTAAATAAAATTCCATACAAATCAATTAAAGAAGATATAACTAAATTATTGAAAGGAGAAACATTATGAGAAAAAATAAAAAAATTACCAAGAAATTGATTAAATTAAAGAATTATATTACTGGCGGTTCTTATAAGGATTACCTATATTATTTTACATATAACAAAAAATTCTGTATAGACGGAGATACTTTAAAATAAAGGAGGTAAATTATGAATAAAATTATTAAAGTATTAGCAATTGCTTCAAATAAAAATATGCTTAAAGGTAATGATGAGTCGTGGTATCATATAGACCCCAAAATGATACCAGAAACATTGCAAACTGGTGCTGAAATTGAAATTACTTACCATGTTGAAAATGGATACAAAAAAGTTATAGAAAAAATTAACCCTATTAAAGTAGTAAAAAATCAGATTGATAATAATCAAGAAATAAAAGTTCCATCACAAACACCTTTTATTTCTAAACAAAATGAAGATACTACTGTCCGTAGAATAATGAAAGGAAATTGTTTGAATGCAGCTGCTTATGCTTTATCGGGAACTGAACCAGATCCAGATATATTAGCAGAAAAAATCTTAAGATTAGCCAATAAATTATTGGAGTGGTTGGAAATATGACAGATAAGTTGATAGAAATTTTAAAACAACAAATCCAGAATTTTGAAATAAAACAAGTAAAAGGAACTTACTATTTTACTTGTCCTAATGTTCATCGTTATAAAAAAGATAAACCTACTGCGATTTTAATTAATAATAATCAAGTTATTTATTGTCTTGAATGCGGGTATAAAAAGTTAGTAAAAGATTTAATTGCGGAGTATAATTTTATAAGATCTGCAAATAATGTTTATCCTGAATTAGATTTATACCAGAAATTAGGATTTTCTTTGATTAGACTAGGGAAAAATGCTAAAATCCCAATAGATAAATGGACAGAAAATCATGTTAAAGATAAACAAACTTGGTTAAAATGGTTATCTGAAGGAAATAATTTAGGTTGTCCTACAGGTGAAATTAATAAAATTACAGTTATAGATATAGACACAAAAACAGAAATAAGTCCTGAAGTTAAACAAGAACGAGATGAATTAATATGTTTGCTTGAGAAATCTGCTACTCTAACCCAAATTACACCTACAGGTGGAAAACATTATGTATTTCAGTATGATTCAGATATTCCACAATTGCAAAGAAATGCCAATTCTAAACGAAAAATTGATTTAATGGCTATTGATATTAGGAATAAAGGTGGTTATATAGTCATTAGTCCATCCCAATTAAACAATAATCGATATTTTTGGTTAGATTTAAATACAGAAATTAAACCAATTTCAGAAGAATTAAAACAGAAACTTTTAAATTTAATTAAAACAGAAAATCAAAATGTAGTTGTAGAACCTAAAGTAGAAGAAGTAAAAATAGTAAAAGAAGGAGAAGGAAGAAACAACCTTTTAATTTCTTTAGGTGGAGTTTTTTCTAATATGTTTAATATTAATCAAACTGCAGAAATATTAAATATAATTTCTCAAACTTTCTTTAACCCTCCTTTACCAAAATCTGAAATTATGGCAATGTTGAAACAATTAGAAAAATATCGTAACTCGGATGAATTAACTAAAGAAATAATGATCTATGACTATTTAAGAATGGTTCAATCAGATGTATCTGCTAAAGATGTTATGGAATACACTGGATTACCAAGATCAATAGTTGATAAGTATTTATCTAAATTTGTAAAAGAAGGAAAAGCAATAAGATTGGGTCGTGGAAGATTTAGATACAGGGAAAAAGTAGAATGGACTAATGCTGTAAAACCCGTAAATGGACATATTAATTATCAGATACCTTATTTTGATGATTTAGCTTATTTTCATTCAGGTGATATAATTATTGTAGGCGGGAAAACTTCTGCAGGTAAAACACATTTGGCTATGAATTTTATAAAACAATTTAAAGAACAAGGAATTAAACCTTATTATATACCATTAGAAGCAGGTGCGAGGCATTATAAAATTTCCGAAGTATTAGGTTTAAATGAAAATGATTATTTTGTTCCATCAATTCCAATTATTAACCCGCTATCAATAGAGATAGAACCAAATTCAGTAACTATAATTGATTGGTTATTAATTCAAGAAAAAGAGCATACTGACACTATTTTTAAATATTTAAGTGATGAAATGATTAGAAAAGGTGGAATTTTAATTGTATTTGTGCAGTTAAAAGAAAATAATGAGTATTTTGCTCCCAATATGATATTACAATTCTGTAGATTTGCAGCTAGATATATAATCGACAGCGATGATGGAACATTAACACATTTTCAAGTAGATAAGATTACAGATCCTAAAGGAAATATAAGAAGTTATTCAATTCCTTGTCAATTTGATTTTAATACTAAGATTATCAAAAGACTATGAAAAGAATTACAATAAAAGAACCGATTTGGTCTAAAAAAGCAATAGGAATAGCAACTTGGAAAGTAACAGATGATTTAATAATTTCAATAACTTATGTAAATAAACATGGAATAAGGATATTTCCTTATGATTACTTTATTGAAAAAGAAAAAGTAATTAAATATCCAATAATGCAATTAAAAAACAATGTAACAGTATATATAGTTCCTATTAAAGACTTAAAAATATATAAAAAAGAAAGAAGTGAGGGAAAAAAACTTATAGAGGAGGTGTAAGATGAATAAAGTGCTTACTGCACCAAGCCCAAGTAAGTATAAAATCAAATTTAAAGTTAAACAGAACATGAGTAAGATAAGAGAGATATTAGAACGAAATCATAAGTGTAGAATAATACCGCCTGAAGATGCTGAGATAGATTTTGATATAGATAAAACAGAAGCCGAGATTGAAGCCGAATTTCAAAAGAGAAAAGAAGAATGGAAGAAGGAATTATTAGAGAAGTTGCCGAGTAAAGAAAATCTCTATAAAGAAGGAACAAAAGAATGGGAACGGATAGAAGGATTTTATGATTGTCTTGCAGAACTTAGAAAACTTATAGAGGAGGTGTAAAATGTCTATAAAAAAAGCAGAAGTTTATAATGCTTTACTAAATATTGGTTATGTATTAACTGAATTACAAAAAACAATCAATGATTTAGTTGTAAAATTTGATGATGATCAAAAACAATCTAAAGTTCCACAAAAAGCAATAACTGGAACAAATACTTCAAAAAATGTCCAAAGTGGAACAAATCTAATTAGGTTAAAAAATTTAAAAAAAGATGGAAATTGTGCTAAATGTGGAATATATTTGAAAAAAGGTTGGGGAGCATACTGGGATAAAAATACTAAAAAATTATATTGTAGTAAATGTAAATAACTATGTTAAAACTACCTTTAACAAATATACATTATGTAGAGAAAGAAGGTCGTTTGAATATTTTTTATAGAGATTATACAACTCATCTAAAATATTTTTCTACTCCTTATAAAAATTATTACTATACAGTATCAGACAAAGGTAAATATGTGGTCTATGGAAATAATAAACTTAAAGTGGATAAATCTTATTATTACAAAAAATATTACAATTATGAGAGAGATTTTGAATCAGATGTTATTCCTGAAAAAAGATATTTATTAGATAATGTAGAAATAACAAAAACAAAATTAGAATATATATTCATGGACATAGAGATAGTCGCTCCTGAATTTCCTAATCCTGTAGAAGCAAAATATCCCATTACAGTAATTGTGGCTTATAGTAGTTTTAGTAATCAATATTATACTTATTGTTTATCTGATTATCGAAATGAAGAAATTATGTTGCTTGATTTTTCTTCATTAATTGTAAAATTATCACCTGATTTATTAATATTCTGGAATGCTTCTTTTGATTGGGTATATTTACTAAATCGTTACCCTTTAATTTCCAAATTTATGAGTCCTGTTGGTTTGGAATATATTGATAAATCACCAGTTGGAATTAGTATTTTAGATTATATGCTTATAGATAAAAAATTTACTCAAAATAGAAAAAAATCTTATGCTTTAGAAATGAGAGCCTATGAAGAATTAGGCTATCCATTAAATGAAAAAACAGATTTTACAGTTTATTCTAAAGAACTAGTTGATAAATGCAAAAAAGATGTTGAGCGTATGGTTAAGATGGAAGAAAAACTCAGATATATTGATTTATGCGATGATATTAGAATTATGTCTAAGTGTTTATGGTCTGATATATATTATAATTCAAGAATTATTGACCAATTAATGTTGCAAGAAGCAAGAAAAATGGGAGTTGTCTTGCCAAATCAAACATATAAAGAAGAAACTACCTTTGAAGCTGCATATAGAATAGCAAATAAAAAAGGTTTATTCCAAGATATTACACAATATGATTTAAGCGGAGCATATTTATATACTATATTAGATTTATGTATAGACAAAGATAATATAGTAAACAGCAAAACTCCTGATTCTATAGAATTATTTATAACTAAAAGAGAGACAAATGAAATTGTGAAAAAATTTTATATGAGACAAAATCCAAATGCTTTATTACCAAGATTAGCAAAAAAATTAATAGATAGCAAAATTAAATATAAAAATTTGCTTAATAATACAGATCCAAATGACTATAATTATAAAAATATAGAATCTATTTATAATGCTGTAAAATCTATATATTTATCTGTTTGGGGAGTTGTTGGTCATAATTCTTTTAGAATTTATGATGTTAATATTGCTTCATTAATTACTTCAACAGTGAGAGATTTATTACATTATGTGGAAAATAAAGTAAAAGATTTGGGTTATGAAGTTATTTATATAGATACAGATAGTATTTTTATAAATTCTAAGGAAAACTTAACAGAAATTTTAAATAACATAATTCAACAATGGTCTAATGAAAAATTTGGCAAAAAATCTTCTATTTATTTTGAATTTAAAGGTAAATTTAAAAGCATAATTATCTTAGATGAATGCAGATATAAAGGTTATATAGAAACTGATAAAGGTTTAAAAGAAGAAATTAAGGGATTGGAGATAAAACGAAAAGATTCAAGCATATTTATGTCTAAATTCCAAAATGAAGTATTAGATAAATTACTTTTAGAAAATTATAACGAAAAACAATTAACAGAGTTTATACTTAATAAAATAAAAGATATTTATTCAGAGGACATTATAAATATTAGTTTCCCTGCTAAATTATCTAAAAATAAAGAAGAATATAAAACAGAAGTAACTAATTATAAAGGAACTACTTACACAAAAAAACCACCTATATTTATTCAGGCTATTTTAAATACACAAAAATATTATCCAGATTTTAACCCAAAAATAGGTGAGAATTTTTATTGGCTTTATGTAGAAGGATCTACTCCAATAGCATTTGATGAAAAACATCCTTTATTGAAAGATTTAAAAATAGACTATGATAAAATGATAGAAAGAAACATTTTAAATAAAGTCGAAGTAATTTATACGGCTCTAAATTGGAACAAGGAGATATTCAGTGGCAAAAAAACCAAGTAAAAAAACTTTAAAAAATAAATTGGACAAAATAGTATCTGAAATAATTAAAAGCAAAGGTTATTGTGAACGATGTTATAAAAAAGCAGATCAAGTCCAATTACAAACTGCTCATATTTTTAGCAGATCAAATTTATCAGTAAGATGGGATTTAGATAATGTATTATGTTTATGTGCTAGTTGTCATATAAATTTTGCTCATAAAAATCCCATAGAATTTGCAGAGTTTGTTAAAGCAAAATTGGGAGAAGAAAAATATGAAGAATTAAAAAGAAAAGCAAATACAATTAAAAAATGGAGCGATTATGAACTACAAGAACTATATGAAAATCTTGAAAAGATTTATAAAAAAAATAATAAATAAAATATTTCCTATTTGTTATGTTTGCTATAAACGGAAATTTAAATTTCAATGCAAATATTATTTATGGGAAGATAATGAGTATTTGCCTGTCTGCAAAGTATGTCGTTATTATCACGAAAATGACATATTTACCACTGGTTAATGGTTACTATAACGAAAGGAGGTAATTAATGTTTAAAAATTATGAAGAATGTCCAGAATGTGGCCATATTTTAAAAGAAGAAAGTGTAACTAATGAAATTAAAAAAATGCGATTAAAACATCGAGAAGTATATTTATTTGGTGAAATCGATGATTATATTATGCAAGACATAATTACAGAAATTTTATATTTAGATAAATTAGAAACCAAAACTATTACATTATACATTAATTCTGGTG